GTGCGTGTAGGCGTCGAGGCGCGACTGAACGGCCGACAGCGCGGTTTCCGCCTTGCCGACTTCGGCCTTGGCGTCAGCGACAGCGCCCTTGAGCGTCAGCGCCGGGAATGCGCGATGGATGGCGAAAACGACGACCGCCAGGACGGCGACGACGATGGCGACGGTGAGCGCGGGATCGAGAGTCATGAGGATTCCTTCTGCGGCCTAGCCGCGTTGATCGATGTTCACGTTCGGGTCGGCCTGCGCCTTGCCCCGAAAGAACGATGCAACCCCAAGGATACCGCCAATCGCCATCCATGCATCCGTTGGGATCGTCGCGGGCGGTATTTTCAGGAGAGGAAGAACGAAGTAATTGCCGACGAAAGTAATCGCGCAGGCGAATCCGCAGGCCGGGCGCCACCAGTAGGTAGGCCAGTGGTCAATTCCAGTCGGAACCTCGTCGGCCACCTAAATGCCCTCATCCTCGCCAAACTCGGCGGCCTCGGCAGCGCGACGACGCGCTAGGCCGGCAATGTGTGCGCCGCCCGCCATGTCCCAGCGGGCGAACTGAAGTTCCGCACCCATGAAGTCGCCCGCGTTGAGCATCTTCAGCATCGTGGAACTGGCGAAATTCCCCTGACCAGCATTGAACGTGAAATCTACGAGTGCATCGAACTGGTGCTGCTGAAGCGGAACGGTCACCAGCCGATTGACGGCATCCACGGCGGTCTGGATGTCCTCCAGCAGCCATGCATCCGCCTGGGCCTGGGTGCAGGCATCCCCTAGATTCACGCCTGCCGTGTGACCCCAGGCAATCGTTGGCACCCCCTTGGAGTCGGGATAGGCCGTCAGCCGGCACGACTCGAAGCCTTGTGTCAGGTGCTGGCCGTCCAGGCTGTACGAAAGGCTGTTAACGGTCATGGGTTCGGATTCTTGGTAGTGCGGAGCTTTCCGTCGTCACCAACAATGACGCCGTAAGGGCCGCGTGGTGGCGGAGCGCCAGGCGCAGGCTTGGGCGCTTGGCGCACAACACGCTCCCCGAGCGGTTGCCAAGGCTTCGTTTCGGTCGGTTCGTCGGTTGTGCGCATGGCGGGCCTTTCAATTGCTATGGGTGTTTCCAGCCGCTGGAGACAAGCGCCAGCCACACAATGCCGGCCACGAACAAGGCCAGCAGAGTGCGAAGCGACCACTTGCCGAATTCAGCCATCTGGTCGTTCAGCCATTCCTGAAGCCCCTCTTTGAGGGCCTCTTTGACGGCCTTGCTGTTGGGATCGATGGGCATCACTCTTTTCGGTTGAGGCCCTGCGGGCGTTCCCGCATTGTCGATTCTAGGGGGGTTCATGGTCAATCTTCGCGGACAAAGCCGGTGGCTTTCATTATCGCGTTGACCGTCATGTCCATTCCGTTCATTGTCGTTCCTTTGAAGTTAAGTTTCTACCATTGTGTCCGATACCAATCGGACACCGCCACCATCGAAGTTTGACCCGCAGCGAAATTGATGGTGATAACTGCATACGCCGCGTCGGCAGCAACCGTGCCTTTGTAGACCAAATAGGTGTAAGCGCCCCCGTGGGGTATCACGGGGGCGGTGCCCGTCGCAACCGCATTACCCGTTTGGTTGTATTGGGTCACGACCCAATTAACATCGGTCGACGCGTTGTTGTTCGCGCCGCGCATGGCGATATTGAAATCTTGATACTTCGTATCCAATGGAATCGGCGCACTCGAAACCACAGTCGAGACGGTCGGCGTAATGTTCAACGCGCGCCCCGCCAAAAGCATGTTGGCATCGGCGACGTTGGTAAGCGTCGCCGCCCCGGTTGTCACCGCCCATCCGTTCGTCCCGTTCGCGGCGGTGAAATCGTTGTTCAAAATACCGCTATTTGCAGCATTGAACAACACGGGTAATTGATCCGTCAACGGGCGGACGCCGCGTTGCGAAATCGAACCGGCGCCGGTTGCCTTGTATCGTCCATCACTGCTACGCCAATCGCCGCCTTCCACGATGGTATGTCCGTTTGCGTTCGTCGTGAAAATCACATCGGCAGTCGCGTTGTAAGTCGTCCCGGCGACGTTGCGTTCTGTGATGAAACAGTTATTCAAACGCATCGTGCCGGAATTCGTGATCCATGGCGTTCCCGTCGTACCTCCTGCCTCGAAACGACAGTTCTGGGCATGGAAGAAACCGAATTCTCCACCGCCCGTTCCGGTGATGTTGTCTTTGATATGCGCCAGTCGCGGGGTATCACTGGCGACGTCGATCCAGGTAACCTCACCCAAGTTGTTGTAGAGAGAATAATCGTTGTGGCCAAATACCGATTGAAAAGCGGTCATGCCGGCACCTGACGCACCAGACGACGACGAAAAATCCCCGTACCAACCATATTGGTTGTACGTGGCAACGCAGTTATCCAGTTTGTTTTCCCAGGCGAGCCATCCTGTTGTGTCGCCGGTCGTTGGCGCCCACGTAAACCCCCTGTCGAAACCGGAGACTGTAATTCCGTCGATGACCATGTGATACGATTCGCATTGCAGCCCATACAGATTGGCTGTCCATACACCGTCGGTCGGCGCGGCGTTACCTTGAAACAGCATGTCCTTAACGGGTTTGCGCATGCGGAAACGATCAACGTTGGTTGACCAATTTCCGTAGGCGACAATCCATGCCGGAGTGCCGGCACCTGGAGCAATGCCGGTGCAATTGATGACCTGCTCGTTTCCTTCGATCGTTTGCGAGAAGCGCTGAGTGATCGTGTTGGAAATCGTATAGCCTGCGGGGTTGTCCAATTCGGCTTTCTTGATATTCTGCGCAAGCATGGCGGCAATCGCATTTGTGATCGCTGTCGTGGCGTCAATCGCGCCACCGACGACACCCAACTGACCAAAGGTGGATCGCGCCGCTTGAAAACTTACATTCGTATCGGTCATGTTGAAACCCTCAGAGAACGATGCGCGTAGCGCTGAATTTGGCGGAACCGGCAGTTGCGCCGGATGCAAAGGTGACGGACAAAACGAGATTGCCGCCCATGATCGTTGTCGAATACGTTGCAAACTGAGAGCCGGTCGATGACGTCATGGCATATGTTTGCAAGAATGTATTGGCACCGTCGTTAAGCGACAGCAGTTCGGCCATTTGATAGTTCGTCCCTTGCGTCACCGTGACGATATATTTGCAGCCGCGAAACGTTGCAATTGGAAATGAATCCAGTGTTTGCGCCGTTGTCGTCGCCGACAAGGAAGCCGTTCCATTGGTCAGTGTCGAATATGTTTGATTGAGGGTGACTGCCGACAGCGTTCCCGACGCCGACAAATTCGTGAACGATCCGGCGTTTGCCGTCGTGCCACCGATGGTGGGCGGCGCAGAGAACAGCGCCGTGACACCCGTGCCCGACATGGTTCCCGTGAACGATGAAGTTCCGGAAACCGTCAGATTGTTGACGGGAAACGTCTGTGCGCCAGCGAGCGCGCTGACGAAGGCGAGAAGTAGGGCGAGCTTTTTCATGGATCAGATTCCCACCCAGGTCAGCACGTCGGACGTGTTCGCGCCGATCAGGTAGAACTGGTTCAGGTTCGAGAGGGGGATGGATGGCGAAGTGGCACCCGGCGCCAGTCGATATCCGTTGGCCGTCGTCAAGCCCACGGGGCCGATTTCGATGGCCGCCGCATTGGTCGAGGGTGCGGTGAAGAACACCCCGCTGGTGACCGCCTGCGCCGAAAGCTCAACCGCTGCGGTCGTGGTGGTCTTGGTGCCGGTGAATGGCGCGGCCCCGGAGGCGGCGCCAGCGCCGACGATATAGACGGGAATCGCGGCGGCCGGGTTTCCGACCTGATTTGCGGGATTTGAAGCGGTCATGGTGCCCTCAGGATGTTCTGTGAATTATCGGGGATATTACCAACCCGTGGCGATCCACGAGACGTAGGAGATATCGCCCTGGACGACGAAGCCGTATTGGGTGATCGAGTCCACGCGAATGGCCGCCGATTGATTGTTTCCCGATGCGACGACCGATGAACAGCCGTTCGGGAATTGCTTCGGGAAGGTGATCGAGGTGGCGACGTTGAAGCCAATCGTTCCGCTTCCGCCCTGGACGATGTAGCCATTGCCGGGCGCGGTATTCGGAAGCGCGATGTAGCCAGGGTTCGCCAATTGGACGTACGGGGGCTGTAGAGAGGCCGCAGGCACCGCGCCAACCATGGCTGCCGTATAGTCTCCCGCCTGTGGATTCACGGCACCAGAACGCGGCGAACCCACAGGCCCAAAACTCACCACAGCCGACGTGACCCACTGAATCACGCCGCTGAGGAACGTCAGCACGGAGCCCGCCACCGTGGGCGCGGTGATGAACCCTGTCGTGCCTGGCGCGGTCTGCACCAGGAGGTCATTCGCCGCGCCGCCCGAAATGCTGCCCGCCGTCCCGGACGCCGGGTTCGTCATGATGTAGGCGCCCAGCGTGGCCGAGTACACCAACTGGATGGGGTAGCCGGCAGCGGGGATATCGCCCGCGTTCAGATTCGACCCGCCGAACTTGTGGATGGGGTACGCGGTCTGCGCCAGCGTGCCGAGTGTCAGGGTCAGCGTCACGTTTCCGGTATTCGCGCCGGACGCCTCCACGATGAACTCGAACATATCCGGGACAGTCGTCAGCCCGGACGGCAGCGTGGCCGTGATGCTGTTGACCGTGCCAGCGCCCACAGCGTGCAGCAGCGTCCCAGCCTGAAGCTGATCGTTCTGGACGAAGTTGTTCGGGTCGCCCATCGTCCAGAGTTGCGTGGCAATGTCGCCAGCCGCCCAGGTCAGGGCAGTGGTGCCCTGCTGGCCGCGAGCGATGGTCAGCGCGTCACCAGAGCGCGCCGTAACCTGGACAATCTCGTTGATGAGCTTTGTCGAGGCGTCGAGAAACGTCATGTAGAACGTCTGCCCCGAAGTAGGATTCGGGAACAGCGCGCCCGTGCCGGCCGCCAGGACGCAGGTCAGCGAAGAC